ATGAAGAATAATGATCTGAGTCCGGTCCGCTTAAGGACCAAGAATTTATCCAGCGGTAGAGTTTCTCTGTATCTGGATATTGTGAAGGATGGCGAACGCAGAAAGGAATATCTCGGCCTGTATCTTTTACCGGAACTTTCCAAAGCTGACAAAAACACTAATAAGGCGACTATGAGGATAGCCGAGGAGATAAGAGCCAAGCGGACGGTAGACTTAATAGAAGGCCGTCTGAGCTTCGCAGGAGATAAAGCCAAGCGTACCGACTTGCTCACATGGCTCGAAGAGCAGCAGACGTATTATTATAATAACAACAATACCAACTACTCGAAGACCATACATAATCTCATACGGCACATCCGTCTGTTCCGCGGCGACAAGCTAACCATGAAGGACGTGACGCCCGGTTTCCTGAGAAGTTTCCTGGACTACCTGAAAGGCAACGTCAACAAATACGGCGGCAAGCTCAGCGACGAGACTATATACACCTACTTTACCGTGCTTTCCATTCTAATGAATAAGGCAGTTCGGCACGAGATCATTGCTGCAAATCCTTTTCACAAGCTATCGCAGGGCGAGAAGCCTCAACGCAGGACAAAGAAGAAGGAGTATCTTACGCTCGACGAGGTAAAACGAATGGCTGAGGCTGAGTGCGACGATATACGTGTAAAGCGAGCTTTTCTGTTCTGTTGCTTCACGGGTTTGCGCTATATCGACGTGTCGAGGCTCAAATGGAAACATATTTCCGAGATAGGAGAGGGCGAGTATCAGATAGAAGTAGTACAGCAGAAGACGAAAGAACCTGTGTATATACCTTTGTCGGCGAACGCTCGGAGATGGCTCCCCGATCGTGGTGATGATGGTCGCGAGAACTATGTTTTCAAGTTCCGAGACCGCTCGATCATCTATGACTATCTGGATAGATGGGCGAAGAAAGCCGGCATCGAGAAACATGTTACTTTCCACATGAGCCGCCATACTTGCGCTACGCTTCTGCTGTATTACGGCGCCGATCTATATACAGTATCAAAAATACTCGGACATACATCAATAAAGACTACACAGATATACGCTAAGGTCGCAGACGAGATGAAGCGCAAAGCGGTGGGCAATATTCCGAGCATATAATGCTGGCATGGCGATTCTCCGTCTTGTATTCACGAGACGGAGAACTCTATATTAAGATGTTTTTCATTACCGATTTAGTAATGCGTCTGAACTTCATCTCTTTCTGTGTATCAGCCAAAGCAGCAGCGATATTAAGCACAGCGCCACCGCTCCGACCGCTATTTTGCCTGCGAACATCTGCGTCCGTTCCCACCATGTTGTCTTACGCTCTACTGGCACGGGCACTGGAATGGAGTCTGCTCGCAAGACCGATTTGTATATCGTGTCCGTCTTGATGCTTACTCTGTCACGCCATTTGTACACGTTCTTCGTCTTGTATATCGTGTCACCTACCATGTAGCTCTCGACATAAATAGAATCGTGTACGCGGAACGTATCGGCTTTGTAGTTGGTCTTATACAACGTGTCGGTCTTGTTAATCACTCGCTCTAACACAATAGGTTTCGGAGTTGTGCAGCTTGTCATAACAAGCAAGAGCACGTGCAGCATAGAGCCGATGACAATAGCGAAGCCGTAGCGACATATATCATCCCATTCAATACTCGGTAGCTTGTAACGCTTCCATTGATACACCTCACGCAGCACCATTACTGGCAGTGCAAGAACGCCTACGAATATAGACGCGATAAACCATCCGATAGCACCTTGTCGGTTTTGCTTGTTCTCGTCGTAGCCTTCATCGACTACATCGAGCTTGTCAGCCTTGTAAAAGACAAAGAGCATTGTCGCTCCTAAGACGATGCAGTTCAGTAACATTAATATTCCTCGTATATCCATATTCGTTAATTTTTATTGTTATCCATTGCTTCCTCAACCGCCTCGCCGATGTCTGCGTTCTTCCTCTTGATGAGTGCGATGATAAGGCGTTTCACGGAGAATGTGTTTTTTATGCCATGCAGGGCGCAAACGTGCCCGACGATACTATCTACCTCCCAGATGCACCCGAAGCCCAAGCCGATAGCCGCGGTTGTGACGTGGTTAGCCCAGCCCAGCGGTTCAAAGATAGCCAAGCCGAGCACAGAGCCGAGTATGAGGTATGTAACGTAGTCCACCGCCTTATTGCACGTTCTGCGCCCAGCTCTCGAAAAGCGGAAGTGTTCGTGCCTTTTAATGCTCTCCGACACACCGAACCAAAAATCGGCGACGATAAGAACGACGATAAGAACGAGCATCCAACGTAAATCGAACAGAGCGGTAAGCGCTTCCGTGCTCATGGTACCGACCACGAAAGCCTTACCTGTACTTGTAGTGATATTTCCTGCCATTTTATATTGTGTTTTCCGTGTTATTCGATTGTTATCCAAATCTGTTCTCCTCTTTCGTCAGCAGCCTTCAACTTCGCGTACACCTTGCGGAACGTTGCCGTTGAGTTGAGCACCTGTCCGACCGCCTTATTCTCGCCGACAAGGATGCAGCCCTCCGTGTCCTGCGCCGTGTTACCGATGTGTATCAGCACACCCTGGTAGCCGGGCGTGTTGCACAGTCGCGGCAGTCTCCCTTTGCAGAACTGGTACTGCGCCCGACCTCCGAAGCGTGGCGATACCGTCTTCATATCGATGAGGTATCTGCCCGTCGGAATGGCGGTTTCGCCTTTAATTTTAACTCCGCATATCTGCGCAACGCTCATCATCGAGGTCAGCCCTCTGTCCTTGTCTTCGAGCGTGTCGCAGACGTATGCGCCGTCGACGTACATCTTGCCGATGGTGTACGCCTCCTTTTTTGCTATTCGTCTTACTTTTATTTCCATGTTAAATGAATAATGTTTTTACGATGTTGAGTATTGCGCAGCCTCCGTCGCGTCGATAGCGTAGCTCATGCTTTAATGTTTTACACTTTTCTCCATGTTCTGCTGTACACCCATGAGAACAGCACCTTACCGTTAGTGAAAGTAGCGTAGCCCAAACGTCTGTCCGGGTATTTTCCACCCGTGCTCGGAGCTTCCGTCTTCTCTGTCTTAGCCCCGACAAAGAAATAAACGCCGCTTGCGAGATTTATCAGACTACCGTTCTCTGCCAAAAGCGTGTCGCTCGTAAAGTATTTACCGTCAGCCTGCTGCGCAAGAGCCTCGGTTGTCAGACCTCTGTCTTCATCAGGCATACACTTGCCGTTGTTGCGTGCCGCTGTATACTGATAGAAATTCCTAAAAGATGTAGGCACCGATGTCTCACCAAGCACGCCTTCTTGCTCGATCCCATCCAAAGCTCCGAATATAATTCTTCCTGCCCTTGCCGTGGCTACAGGTAGCTTGACGCTATAGCTTCCTACCTCATACGTCTTGGTTTCCGTAAAATTCGTAGTGCCAAGCCATTCCGTAGCCGGCATGACGCCGATTCTCGTAACCACAGCTTCAGAGAACCGCGAAGCATCCCAGCCGTTAGGACCGAGGTCATAAAGTATATTACCTGCGTTGTCAAGATACTGCATTACCGCCATGCCGTTTTCGTTCACACCGAAACGTATGTTAGTCTTGCCTATAGTGCCTGCTACCTCCAGCAGTCCGTTGTGAATCTTGATAGTCGCTCCGCCCGCAGCCTTTGTCTCCATTTGCGTAACCTTCACCAAGTCGGCGTTTATGGCACCGTCCTTGAAGGCTGCAACTTCCTGTCCCGAATTATCGCGGAACACGGCGTTGTCAGACGTGAAGACAATCTTGTCTTGCTCGATGTCAATACCAGTGCGCAGCAGCTTGGCTGCAATGCCACTGTCCTCGACATAGCCGTTTGCCGAATCTATCCAGTCGGTAGGCGTTGCACCGACCTCCAACTTCGGCATTGTCACCCACGCCTTTCCGCCTTGTACACAACGGATGAGGACATAGTTAGGTATGCCAGTGCCTTCCGAACGCCAATGTACCCAATAGCGCTTCCACTCGCTTGTGAGATAGAAGCGACGTCCGCTGTCGGCGTTGCTCGTTGTTGTATCGCGCTCGCTGTCCTCGGCGAATATGCTTAGATTAGAGCCACTCCCCATGTATGCGTCGATGCAGCCGGAACCTTTTGCCATAAACGAGAACATATAGTCCTCATCTTTTTTGATGATGGTATTCACGTTCCACTGCGCCATCTCAATGTATTTGGAAGCAGCGTTGGCATATATTACCGAGCATCCGTTGTTGTACGACTCGTTAGTGACTACCGAGGCATCCAAGCGCATCAGATTGCCGACTTTGGTAAACGTGCGCGTGTTGTCGAGAAGATTGCCACCAATGTAGTCGTAATCATTGGGCGAAGCACTCCAACCTACAAAATCCTCCGCTGTGCCCTCAATGAGTATAGGGTGGGCGATGTACGCCTGTGAGCTTGCGGTGGAGGAATCAGTTTTAAAGCAACTTACAGAAATCCACTCGTAAGGGGCATCCTTTGCAACGGTGAATGTGCGCTGATATAAATGCCAGCCCTCACTCGGAGTGACGGCATCAACACCTAAATTAGCTCTACCATTTGGGCCTGCATAACCCGCAGGGTCAGTTTTGTCTGTGGCTGAACCTTTCCATGTTGCTTCGGCTAAGAAACTCACACTAACAGACTTAGCTCGTGCCCAAAATGATACGGTGTACGTCTTGCCCTTCTCGACATGTATATTACCCAAGCCGATACCGCCACTTCGCCATATAGGGCCAGCAGCCTTCGCCTCGGGCAGGAATACTACATTAGCTCCTTCGTGTGACGATGTGCAGTATATTTTAGCTCGAACCAAGTCAGGGCCTAAGCCTTGTTTGCGGAACAACGAGCCAACAAGCAGATTGCGTCGCTCAGCAAGAGTGTAGCCCACCTTCAGAGATATCTCGCGTGCCGACTGCAGAATCTCGGAAGAGTATTGTTGTAGTGCGGAGCTTGTTTGCAGTGGCATACCGTCTACCTTATTCGTCAATTCTGTGTAGTTTGACTGCATCTTCTTCGCATCTGCCTTTAGTCCACCGAAATACTTGGTGTAGTCTAAGTGCCACGTCAGGCGCACGACGAACGTCTTGCCACCCACCACCACCGACACATCGACATAGCCATCGGTGTAATACATAGTATTGCTACCGGCGTTGTATGTGCGTATGGAGTTGATACGAACCGATGTGCCCGACACACTTGCCGTGCAGTTAACAGGCGTTTTGATAGTAATAGAACTTGCGCTCACGACGGCACCACCCTTGCGGCACACTACTGTAGCATAACCATAGGTGTTGATGCCGCCCGATGTTGTGCCGGATGGTACTCCGTCATCAGAAGTAGATATGGTGATAGGTGCACCTTGTAGCTCAACAGTGTAAGCATCAGTGCCAGCAGTTCCCTTATCACCTTTGTCACCCTTATCACCTTTGTCGCCCTTGTCGCCATCTTTCACAGCCACAATGGTTATCCATCCACGTGCAAGTATTGTTGCCATATCTTTTTGTTTTTAGAAAATAGGGTGAGGTGCCCTATTTAGACACCTCACAAGTAAATGTACCTCTCACTGCCACATCAGCGTTCGCCACCGTGACATACGGCTTTGTAGAAGCATTCACTGGACTTGATGTGCCGCTCCAGTTTGTTGCTACGCCGTTCGAGTTGTACTTAGTCCACTTATACTGATATTTGCAGGCGTGAGTGCTGTCAGCCTTAACAGCTGTGCCGTCTTCGACCACCTGACCATCTTTCCATAGACGTGCGAACAGCTCTGTAGACTGAGCACCATTGACAATTTTGTCGCCTGTGAGTGAGTAAACCTCTACGACATAAGGGTCGCTGGCATCGAAGAATGTGACAATGGCGTTAGCAGTATCAGTACCATCCTTCACCGTGCAGCGGAATGTCTGGAAGTTCAGCACATCGTTGGCATTCACATTCAGCGTGCTCACACCACCCGATGTGGTGACGTTGCCAGCAGCTACTGCACTCCAGGTGCCAGCACTAATATTGAGCACCTCCCACGTCATGCTTGTCATTGTAGTGTCTTGCACAGAGCCGCGGAAGAATTTAGCCACAGCACGCAATGGCTTGGAGTTGTTGGTAGAGTCGAAGGTGTTGCCGTCAGGAGTCTCTATCTGCACCGTCTGTAAAGCACCACCCGACTTCGCAAGGCTGATAGTCAGATAACCTCTGCACTCCGTGGTAGCTTTAGTCTCGGGGTCGGTATATGTACATGCCCACTCGATATTCTTCACGCTGCCATTCTTCGCAATGTTGCTGACGATGTTGAGCTGATACGACTTGCCGCTCACTGGTGTTGCTGCCGCGCCGTCTACAGTCCACTTCCATTTGGTACAAGCCGCTGTTGGAGCTTGGTCGGTCGAGCTACCCGTCACATACACACGAGCTGTGATGACGTTAGGTGCACTCGTTGTGTAACTCGGAGCGTACACACCGGTATCAGGCGTGAAAATCTGAGTCTGACCCTGCGAAGCTTGCGTGAAACACTGAACGGCTTTGCCGTCGTTAAGGTCAACGATTGTGATTTGACCATTCGCTAATACTTTTGCCATAATTTCTTGTTTGTTTAAATTAATAATATCTATATAAATCGTTAAAAATGAAATCTAAATTAGAACCTCACATTCAAACTGCGCCTGCCTTACGACATCATCACTACTCACAACGCAGACTCTACCGATACCCTCATGCAGAGTATTCCACGTTGCATCATCTGCCGTATCTGCCGATTGTCTTCGCCACGACCACGCGCTATCGCTTATGGTGTCGCTTATGTCCTCGCCGTTGCGTAACAGTTTAGCTTCGAGAGTCAACTGCCCGGTGCCGTTAATCATCACCGTGCCCGAACTACTCGTTATCACTATTTGATACGCCAAGCCATCCTCGCCAGGATCTCCCTTCTCGCCCTTCTCACCTTCGATTTGCTTCAGCCAGTCCGCCGAGCCGTTCACCGGCTCAGCTGCAGTACCGCTTTCGTTAGTGCAGAGCCACACAGCGTTGTTGTGGTTCACCTGGTCGTAATAGTCGTAAGTAGTGCCACGCTGCCATTCGCCGCGGTAGTTCACCATGTGCACAGTCTGACCAGATGACGATATCCACTCGAACGACGTAGATGTTATGCGCGTGCCATTCGGCGACAGACAGAACACCTCTCTGCCGTCGAGCGTATAGTCGTTCACACCCTTGTACAGCTTGATTGACGGAGAGTCTTCGCCATAAGCCGAGAGGTAGAGCACCGACTGACGTGCTACATCGGTTGTATTACCCATCTGCACAAGTTCGTCACCTGCTGCGGGCTGGTCGGCTCCTTCGCCCGAACTATTGACGACGTCGATGTAGTCTGATCCAACAGCGTGAACCCTGCGCCAGTAGTATCTGTTTCTTGCGCTCTCGCTTGTGCCGGTCTTGATATTGAATGTCTGACAGCGCACGAGGTCGTTTTTCACGAATTGATTCGCAATCTCCCGGTCTCCAACCTTCTGCAGAAAGTAGCATCGCGTCATTTCGTAGGGAGCTCCGCTCTCATAGCCGGAGCTCGTCGAACCTTTCGGAATACTCTCGACATTGCTAATCTTCATGGACGCAGGCGACAGGACTATCTCGCCGCCGACACTTTGCAGCTCGCGTATCACGAGTTTTGCGAACTCTGCCGTCTTACGCACAAGTAGGCGGTCTACTTCCAAGTAGCTGTCTTCGCTGTCAGAATAATTGCCGAGCTTGAAGCCAGAGCCGAGCGCACCCGAACGGAACGCCGCCGACACAACCTCTTTAAGGGTGGCTACGCCTTCGTCCGTGATGCCATGAATTCCGTCCGAAAGAGTGAGACCTCCGAGGAGCGTCAGGAGCTTCTTAAAAGTGCTTGCGGCTTCAGAAGACAGTCCTTCTGCGAAGGTGATGCGTTTTTCGGCTGTGTCCTCTTCATCAGAGCGCAGAAAGTGCTGAAGCACCTCGGACTCTATATTCACGTTCTCCGCAAGACCTGCCTTATCGGCATACTTAGCTTCATCAGCGATAGCGGCATGTCCTGCCTTATCAGCGTAGCCAGCTCTTCCCGAAGCCTGTGTGTTGGCATATACAACACCGCCTCCAGAACTTGTTGTAGCTCCGGTCGCTGTCTTTGGCTTGGTGTACATCTTTACTTTTATCATAGCTTACCTTTTTTAGATTTCGCGCAGTTGCAATACTGCCGTGCCTTCCGCGAGGTTCCGGCTTATGCCTGTCACCCAGAAGTCCTTGCCCATAGCCTCGTGTCGGTATCTGTTGAACAGGCCGACGTTGCCGTTCTCGTCTTCGAGGTTCTGCGTCATCGCTACACGAGGCACATGGCAGTCGTCGTAATGATTCGACACGTAGTGCTGCTCGGGCTTCGCCGTATTGCCGGTGTTGCGGTCGTATATGTCGAGAAGCTGGCTTCCCGTTTTTAAGTTGGATGGAGTCGAGATATTCAGTCCGGTTTTCACCCCGAGGGCATATCCTTCGTCACCAGTCAGTCCGGACGTTATCTTAAATTCGAGATCGTCCTTCACGTTGCAGAAGTCTTCGTCGGTGTCGCTTGCGTATATGATGTCGTTGTCTTCGAGCGACTCGTAACTATCGTTGTCGCAATACAGCTTCATCTCGAAGTTCTTGATGCAGATATTCTCCACGTAGCTCAGGATAATCTCTTTGTCAAGTGGCTTGTATGTGCCGTCATCTTCCCATGGCGGCATTGATACGACGATTCCCGACGTTCCGCTTTCAGAACCTCCGATGCCGCTCGATCTTAAAGACCATGCCGGACAAAGGATAGTGAATTTAACCTTGCCCTGCAGGCCGTCTGCCTTGCATATAGGAATAGCCATACCTTCGGCGTCGAGATTCATGCCTACGCTTATGTTGTTCTGTACGCTGAACTCCGTGCCTACTATGTAGTCATCGATCTTCGGGTCGAAGCCGATGGTGAACGACTGCGAGTAGTATTCCTTATCGCTTTTGCACTTTTCCCTGGTCTTGTACGGTCTCCAGTGATAGTCGTTCGGCGTACCGTTACCCGTGCCAGGCGTGTCGCCGGCGAAGAATGTCTGCCCGAGACTCTTTTCGACGAGACATTTGTCTCCTACTACAAGCATGCAGCACAAAACTTGAAACTTCGACACATCGTCGACCTTGCCTAAGTACATGTTTCTCTTCATCTGGCACTCTTTGAGCGTCTTTCCAGAGAACGGAATGAAGCCGTTGCCGATGGTCTTGTTGAGCATGGGGCGCAAGAACGGGGTCTCTGCCTTGTAGAACTGGTGAGAGTAATATTCCTTGCCGTCCGGGCCGGCTACAGTGTGCAGGTCGCTATCGCTGTATAACACGGACTCCTTATAGGACGGGCACGAAAGCTCGCGTGTCGGTGTCAATGCTATACTCCCGGATATTACGAGATAGTTCGTTGTGCTGTCGTCGGCTGGCGAGTAAACGCCCGGAGCGGCGTTGCTCTCGTATACGGCGCAGGGTATTCTCTCCATGAGTCCTTTACTTGTGATGCCCTGACTCGACTGCGCCTGTCCTACGCCGAGCACAAGCCACGTTTCCATATCCAACTTACCGGATATGGAATTGTCCTTTGCGTCCATCTTTTTCTCTACGGATCCGACCTTCAGAAGGGCCGTTCCACTGCCCTTGCCGATGGCGTCAGGTAGTACGTTCTGCCATTCGTTGTTGCCGGAGTAGGGGAAATACGATGTGCCGCCGGTAGTGCCGAGCACCGACTGCGGATAGAACGTCCACTTTCTGTTAGTCATTACCCTTATATACCAGTCTGTGACGTAAGCCTTGCCCCATTCCGATGGCTTTTCTTCCCATGCCCTACAGAAGGCTACTCGTGCCGTCTTTCCTTCTGCTGGAGAAGTGATCATTCTCATGTACTTCTGTTTCCCGGAGAATGGCGAAGTCAGATCGTCTTCTTCAAGCGGACTGCTGATAAGGTTTTTCATGCTCGTTACATTGTCCTTTAGTACGAGCTTGTTGTAAGCCTCATCAATGTTTATCTGCGTTTCCGTGTCGGCCACGATGTCAGTACGCAGGGTTATCGCCTTGCGTTCGGACGCCTTAGTGTTCTCACTCAGCAGGTCTTTCCATTGTACGCTTGCATTCTTGCTGCTCAATGTTTCCCATGCGTATATGTAGAAGGCCTCACCGTCCTGGACAATATGGAGGTCGAGATAGCGCATTATCTCTTCGAGCACTGCGTCCTGCATCCATACGTCGTCTTCCTCGTCGCCGAGGAAGAGAAGTTCCGAGATTGAAATTTGCGAGAATACTGATGTCGGGCCGGCCTCGTCGCTGCTGAGAGCCTTGCTGTTGTCGTAGTAGAGGCGTATGGGATGCTGTGCAGCGTTGCTGATGATAAGCGACTCCGTTGCGATTGTAAGGATAGCAGAACAAATCTGCAGGAATGTTTTCTGCTCAGCGTTGTCCTTGATGGTCGCATATTCAACGCCCGGAGTGCCAACGTTGAGGTAGCGTGAGTATTGCAGACTTGAGAGCACGTCGATGCAGTTCAGTTCTACCTCGTCGTACTCTTCATTGTAACCTTGCGAAAAAACAAGCGGCTCAATGAAGCCGGCAAAGACGATCTGCCCGTCACGCAGCACGTTCACTACAGTATTACGGCATGACTTGTTGTAAAAATCACTGATGAAGCTGCGGCAAAGGAGACGTACCGTGCAACTGTGACGCAGGAGATGGTCGAAAGTGTCGTTCATCTCGTCAGTTATCTCTACTGGGTCTTCCTGGAAGTATATGCCTCCGGCTTCCGTACCGATGATCTTCTCTTCGGTACGGTCGCCGTGCGACAATATCTCCACGGTGATAATGTAGCCCTTCTGATTAACGAATTGTCCGTGTATGTACATAGTCGTGATTATGAAAGATTTGAGCGTCGGCCCGACTTGGCGGCTATCCTGCGCACATTACTTATTGTCTGCTCCAGCTCCGTGCCTCTCGTCTTGCCCTTGATGCCTATTTCGAGGCGTATGCCATCAATGCTCTGCCTGCTTGTCTGTGCTGTTTGCATGTCCGGCAGAGTTCTCTGTGTGAATATCGGCGGTGTATACTTCGGCGTGTTGATCATCTGGAAGAGACGAGCCTGCTGCCATTTGGTAAGGATCATCTCTCCACTGTTGACACGGGCGAACTTGCGGTCTCCGAAGGTGGAGCCTCCGCCGACTACGCCACCCGAGGCGAAGCCGTTGAGGTTTTTCATTGCAGAAATCATTGCGGCAAGCTGGGCTATGCCGGTAGCAGCAAAGCCTATCCAAGCCCAAGGGCCGAGCGTTGCAGCCTGTGCAGTCGCCGTAGCGAACCCCTCAGTCATTACCGCAATAGATTGCGCCAACACTCCTGCAACATTCAGCTCAGGCACGCCTATCGCATTACCGAGAGAAGAAAGACTGCTGCCCATTGCGCTGGCTGCTGAGCACGCTCCTTCCATTTTCTTTTTCGCATCGTCGATGTCACTTGTCTTGATGTCTATCTTCAGTGGCTTCAGTCCGAGCTGCGTCAGCTCTGCGTCCAGATCTTCGAGTTGTTTCATAGCCTCATCTTTGCCGATGATGCCTATCTCGAAGTCCGACTGAATGCGGCTTGCTTTCTGCTGCGCATTGCTGTAGCTCTGACGCTTGTCGGCGACGGAGCCTTGTTCGATGTATTCTGGTTCTACTTCGGCGGCGATAGAAACATTGCCCTTTGTCGCTCTGTCTATCTCGGCCTGTATTTCTGCGATTTTTGCTGAGGCTTTGACTTTCGCCTCGATGGTTGCAGCCTCATCGAGACTGCGCCGTGCGTTCTGCAGTTGCTCTTGCAACTCTTCGATAGGTGTCTTGAAGTGCACTTCGATAGGTTTCAGCCCGAGCGCAGAGAGCTGGTCGTTGATGTCGGCAATAGCTTTCTGCGCTGAGGCTTTATCTATCAGTCCAGAGTCGTAGTCCTGGCGGATGTTGCCGATGCGCTGCTGTGCGTTGCTGTAGCTCTTGCGTTTATCGGCGGCGGATCCTGCCACGATATAGGTCGGCTCGGTAGCAGCTTCGATTGAAACCTTGCCCTTTGTCGCCTCGTCTATCTCCGCCTGTATCTTCTTCACCTTTGCGTCGGCTTCCACTCGTGCTTCGATGGTCAGGGCGTTGTCCTTAGTCTTCTGAGCAGCAGACAGCTGCGCTTGCAGCTTTTCGATGTACGTTTTCGGCTCTACAGCGGAGGGTGTATTGGCGGTGTTGTTGGCAATATTACCAACAGGCTTGCCTGCTGTAATAAAGCCCTTGTTTGCCTCCAGGTTCTCGGCTAACTGTTTTTGGGTGTCGGTAATTTCTTGATTGACGGCGTTGAGACTCTTGTCTATTGAATAAATTTGTTTGTTGCCCGAAACGTTTGTGCCGCTGTATCTTTCTGCGCCTATTTTGGTAAATCTCCATTCTCCATCGTTACCAACTTTACCATAGCGCTCGTTGCGCCAGTTTTCCGGCACGATGTCGCCCTCTTTGGCGTTTCTTCCGCTATTCTTGGCATCGTCGGAAATACTCTTAGTTACCTTCTTTTTCTTGTCAAGCAGGTCGATTTGTTTTTGGTATAATGCTGCGAGCTTCGCAGCGTATGCAGCTGCCATAGCTCTTTGCTTGAAAGCCTCAACCACAGCGTCTGTCTTGTTGTTAAAGATGTTCTCGGCTTCCGAGACGTCGTTTATCTTCAGTCGAAGTTCGCCGAAAGCGGATTGGTTCTGCTTTATCCATTTTATCTTCTGCTGTTCGGTAGACAAAGACTTCCATCCCTCCTTGAGTTTGTCGTATTTCGACATAAGCTCCGAATAGGTAGACTTCAGCGTGCTATCATAGGCATTCTTCACCTCATCGGCTGCGCTGTTCATTTCCTTCATTGCTTCCGCCTGCTCGTCTGCTTTGTCTTTAGCCTCCGAGGACTTCGAGGAGAATGCGCTGATTACTTCTGTAAGCGCAACAATGGCTATGCCCACACCCGTAGAAACCAACAAACCCTGCATTGCAAGTTTCAGCGTTGTGGCACTCACCGCCGCCCCACGAAAAGAAGCCGACATTACCTTTACGATGGCATTTACCCTTATTGATGTAGCGTTCCATATCAATGCCGCTGTATTGGTGGCGATAATTCGGGCCTTGGCAATGGCATTTATGCCGCAAAAGACTTGCAAAGCCTTGTTGAGCGCAAGAATGGAAACGGCGGTGTTTCCCAACTTCGCCATAATATTCACGGCTGGCATAATGCCACTTACCGCCGACGCTACGGCATCGGTGTACTCGCTCATTTGGTTTTGGAACATCTGGAATGCTGCCGACCCACTATTGGCAACCTTGCCGAAAGCATCATCGACGGTTCCCGCGCTGCCTTTCATGGCATCCACATTCTCCCCGAACTTTGCAGCAAGCTGCCCGGTAAGTGGCCCCAATGCTCTAAGGCTTTCTGCTGAACCGAATAGTTTTCCGTATATCTCCTGCTCCAGCATTCCGCTCTTTTGCGCATACTGCTTTACGTTCTTGTCAAGATCGGCCAGGAAGTTCTGCAGACCGCCAGCTGCTTTGATGGATGCAGCGTTGAACGATATGCCCATTTGCTCTGCCATCTTGCTTGCTTCGCTCGAAGGCTTTATAAGCGCGGTGAATACAGCTGCGAGTTGCGTTGACACCTCGGCGGTATTGCCGCTCACTCCTGTAAGCGTAGAGAATGTCGCCATGAGCTCGTCTATGCTGACACCCAGCGTTGCAGCATTGCCAGTCACTCTCGGAAGAGCCTGTGCCAGTTGCTCAAAAGAGGTTACGCCATTTTTGGCGGTAAGTTGTATCTTGTCCTGTATATCTCCAGCAGCATCCCATGAAAGACCGTAATTCTTTATGATAGTAGAGGTTACTTTGACAGTCTCGCCGAGGTCTGCAACACCACCTACGGAAGCCTTTGCTGACTTCTGGAGAAATGTTAGCCAGTTGTTTTCAGGCACACTGTTGCTTATTACTTGATATAAGCCGTTTGCGAGTTGGTCACGTGCAATCGGCAAAGTCTTCGACAACTCGGTTACATGCCCTTTGAGCTTGGCAAAATCGTCACCGCTCTTTCCTGCCATCGTGTTAGCTACGTTCATGGCTGCGCCAAATGTGCGGCTTTCCTCTGTCACGCTGTTAAGCGTTGAGGCAAGCTGCTGCACTGCGCCATTGATGTTTTGAAGCTTCATAACCTGTTGGTTGAAGTTCACAAAAACGGCGTTGGCTTTCTGTATGTCCGATTTGGCGACGTTGACGGCACCGCGCAAGTTTTCCACTGTCGATGTAGCGGAAACCAACTGCTCTTTGCCGTCAATTTTCAGTTTAATGTTAAACTTTATTTCTTTTGCCATATTTTTAATGTATAAGTAACTAAGTAACCGATATTTTTTGCATCTTTGCGATATAAATCAAAAGGTACAATACAATGAAAACAAATGAAGTAACAAAACATCCAAAGGAAATCAAAGCCGAAATCAGTTTTGAGATTATCGGTGAAGATGAGCCAACGAAGTACGACAAAAGGCGTAAACGTTGGGCATGTATCTCTCGTTGGGCGTTGTTGGCTTTGGTAGTTTCCATATTAAGCTGCTTGCCATTTGGGTTGAATATTTATTCTTTGGTCGCCACTGCCATTAGTACGGTAGTGTTTTGGATTGCCCTTGACGGGGCAAGTACCACCCATCCCGATGAACCTGGATACCACAACGTCCCTTGGGAATCTTGGCTTTAGTCATTTCCTACTTTTCCCAACACTTCCTCAAAACGCTTTAACGCCTCTTCTTTCGATACAGCCGGTGCTTTCTGCATCGGCTTTTTCTTTTCCCACGGGAGCGGTAGTACTTTCTGCGGTGTCAGGTTGCCCTTTGCATGCGGCTGCAGGGCTATCGTCGCCATCATGCGCATACACTCCCACCTGTCCCGAAGCTGCGCCTCCTGCTGCTCGTTCCACGCCCTGTAGATATGGTCGAACTCCTCGGGCGTGAAGCCGCAAAAATCAGAATAGGGGATGCCGATGTTGCCAACGGCTATCCCCAGCAGCTCAAGTATTTCTAACTTTTTTTTTCAGCCGAAGCCTCAACGCCTGCAGCGTCGCCGTTGATAGCCTCCGTCCATGCGGCGACATCGTCAAGCGTCACGCTGTCGGCAAAGTCCATGAGCGAAAGACCGAACTCCATGCCGTCATGCTTGCACGCCGACGCTATACAGCAAAACAGGTACGTGCACATGTCCGTCACGTCGTTCGAGATGTCGGACACCTCCTTTCCCGTTTCCATTTTGAAGCGGAGCATAGCCCCCATAGTCTGTCTACAGGGGTATGCCTTGCCGTTGATTGTGATTTCTACTTTTTTCATGTCTTCGCACTTTATTTTGCAGCTACAGCCGAGCCTGCCTTGCCCGGGTAAACCTCAGGCTCGCCGTCGTTCTCCAACGAAAGGCTGTAGGTCGCGTCGTCAGTGGCTGGTGATGACTCCTCGATCGAGGCGATAACAAAGTTGCCCTTGACGTAAGGCTTTGTATCTTCACCGCGCTTGAAGGCCTCGACCTCCACGCTCTGGCCCTTACCCCATGCAGGTGTAAGCTGTTCGTAGCCGTTCTCGGTCTCGTTGTAGAAACGGAAGCCCTCTGCACTGATGGAGATGGAGAGTCCTGTGACGCCCTTGCCCTTCCACAGGCCGCTGCCCTTGGCGGCGGTCGCTACAGGCTTCACTGCGCGGTCTTTTGTCTCCGAGTTGAACGTGAGTGTGTGTGTAGAGCAGTGGCCCACGGCCTTGCCGTCTACTTTCAGCAGAATGTCACTGCCGTTGATATAATTACCTGTTTCTGGCATAACTATAAGTTTTTAATGGTTAAATCTTCACTTGGAATACAAGCTGCTGCACGTAGGCATCATCTTCATAACCTTCCTCGCTATCGACGAGAATGCAACTGCGCATACGGATGCCGTCGAGTTCGCCTTGTCTGTAATCGAGCGCTGCACGTGCAGCCTCTGCAAGTTCTACGCCTTCGGCATACTGCGCCGTGTAGCACACCACCTCCATCGTGACGGTGTCTGCACCCGGCATGCCCGATTTCGTTGGGTTGTGCGCCAGCGCTGCACGTCTGTACAGAATGTAAGGAAGCTGCGCCGTATCCGTCGCTACGGGGAACACCTTGTTTGTCTTCGCCTTCACTTCCTCGTCAGAGAGGAGCATATTGCGTATGATGGCGCCAGCGCTGAGAGATGTCTTCTTTGTCATTGCTTGTCTTTTTAGATGAGTCCTTGTTTTCTCGCCGCCCTTTCGAGGTTGTCCTGGAGGTTGTTGAAGAGGTTCGTCTCCACGCTGTCGGCGGTCTGCTGCTCTGTCTTGGCAAGAAAAGCGTAACGCTTCATCTTGCCGCGATTCGCGCCGCCTCGTACGTATTGTCGTATCTTCTTGCCTGTAAAACGGCTCTTGCCGAAGAACGAAGAAATTCGTCTTCCTGCCTTGCGATACCTGGTTCCGTCCTCTGCCCACATCAGCACCGGCTTTTCCTTGCTCTGCCTATTCAGGTGTATGCCCTTGCGTTTGCCGTGCGGCTTCACGCTCACCATGAAGCCCAGGCCGTAGCGGTCGGGGTAGGTTCTCACGTAGATGCCGCTTGACAGACTGCGCTTGGTGCCCTTGCCTATGCCGCTGCTGCCGAGGTTGGCTACAGCTGCCTTTTTCAGGCGGTTGCCTTCGCGGCGCATGGCACCCTTCATGGCCTTTCGCTGTGTCTTCACGTCGAGCGCCTTGTAGACGTCGAGGAACGGCCTTTTGATGTCGCTGACGGTTTGATTCATAGGACTTGCTATTCGTTCACTCGTTCGCAGATCAATGTCTTCATGCCTCGGTCGAGGTTCGGTATGATCGCCACTACGGTGTACAGATAACCGCCGAGCTGCTGCACTCGCCAGTTCTCTTCTACCTGGTGCGCGTCACGGATGTTGTACTCAGCCCGATAGTCGGGGAAGTGTTCTCCGACCTCCTCGCTGCGGTTGCCGCTCTGCTTTACCCGCTGCGCTCTCACCGTTCTCTGCAGCTCGTAGGCGTTGGTCTCTTCGCCGTAGGCGTTGGCGGTCGCAACTGGTTTGAGCAGCTTTATTCTGTACTTCATGTCTCCTGCTCTCATACTAACTTTCTGTAAGGCTTAATCAATGACTGCAACGAATCGGGCACGGCGTGCATCTGGACGCTGCTCACGCTCTCACGCTGGTTGTACCAATGAGCACCGAGCATCATCGCTGCGTGCCTGATGGGCGTTGGCAGGTTGCCGTTACCCATCTCCACAAGTTCCTCGGGAGTTCTGTTTGTCGCCGTTATTACGGCCGTCTCTGCCGTGTCGAGTACATGAGCGAGATACTCGTCATCGTCGGCGAAGTCGTCAGCTCTCACGTGTTTCTTGAATAGTGCCAAATCCGTTATAGCCATGATTGATGTTTTTATTAGATATACGAACGTTCAAAATTACGCCGTGGCCTTAGCAACCTTGCCGAGTGCGAAGGCCTCCGGGCGTACGGTAATAGTAGCGTAGTCTGCGTTGAGAACGAAGTCCACTGCGTCCTTGCGTGCCTTGCTGTACGGGTCAACGATAAAGCGAATGTCGCCGAAGAGGCCCATCGGCTGGTATCTCCAGTCGCCGAGACCGATGAACTCTGTGCCGTCGGTGTCGCGGATCTCGTTAGAGGTGTATACCGGGAGGCCGCAGAGCACGCCGTTCTGAATCATCGGAACGTAGATACCCTTCTCGTTGACAGGCGTACCTTCGAGGATGGCTGCCATGCTCTTTGTCATTACCCAGCAAGCGTTCGAGCCTTCGATGCCGGTCTCGAACATCTTCGCCTTCATGCCGTTGAGTTCCTTGAAGGTAGGCACAGCAGACAGCGTAGTAGCCTTGGTCTTCAGGGCTACGAACGGACCTGTGAGCTTTGTCGAGGCGTTCAACTTGTTGGTGCTGCAGATTACCTTGTTGAGGAGACGACGGAGGGCGAGTGGCATGATTTCACGCACGATCATCTCCAGGATGCCCTGCGACTGGTTGAGCGACTGGTTGGTTACCGGGATAGCGATACCGATGCGCTCCGGTGTTGCTCTCAGTTTGTTCAGGTTAATCTTCTTGTCGGTGAGTTCTACACCCTCACCAGCAAGCTCAGCGTCTACGTTCTCGTAGAGCGGCCATACATAATCGCCTGCGAGTCCCGTAGGCATAGGCAGGCCTACCTTGTCGAGGATAAAGCCTTCCTGCAGCGGACGCATGATCTCCTGTATGTTGAGAGGTACGATGCCTCCGCTATTCACGTCGGATACCATCATCATGTCACGCACAAGCAGAATCTCCGTGCGTTGGCCCTGTGTGCTGTTCTCGCGGATCATGCGTATAGCCTCCTCGATGGCGTTCGGGTTCTCGCGGAGGTGCTCGGCTGCTGCTGCCTGCATCTTCATCTGCAGAATCTGATTCTCACGGGTAAGCGCCTCGAACTCGGCGTTCTCCGCCTCGTTGCGCTCACGCTGCTCCTTCTCGCAAGCGTCCGCAATCTCTGTGATGCGGTCGCAGTTCGCCTGATACTTGTTTACAAGCTCGCGAACGATAATGTTGTTCTTTGGTTTCGTCATATAACTACTGATTTATGATTAGAAAATTCGTTTTTGTGCTGCCTGGCGCATTTCGCGCAGCTGCTTGTCTGCCTCCTCGTTATTCTTTTTCGCCGGAGCTTGGCGCAGATCGTCGCGCAGCTTGTCGGTAAGCTCTCGCGCCTCTACGCTTGTGTCGGGGTAGTATGGGTTGGCGGCAAGCGTGAAGTCGTAGATGCCGAGAATGCTCTTTACTGTGTATGTGATGTTTACCGTGCCGTTCGGCGCCGTCTCGCTGGTACGTTCCACGAAGTCGCGGTTGTAGTAGCGGGTCGAGAAGGCGAAGCTGCAGCCCTTGATGTCGCCGCGGCGCACAAGTTCGAGCGCCTTGTCGCCGTCTACGGTGTTCGGGGCGTCAAACTCGAAGGCCACGCCCTTTTCGTCAATAGAGTAGGAGAGCGTGCCCTTACCCTTGTCGCTGCGAGCGAGAAGCAGGTGGTTGTCATGGAACATCGTCATCTTGATGTCCTGGCTGTCAAGAAATTCTTGACTGACAGCGCCCGGGGCTATCATCTCCCGGGCTTCGCTGTCATCGTCGCTCCACAGAGGCTCTGACGGAGTATTGAAAAGTATTGCGTACCCCGTGATGGTGCGGCTCGGGGCTTCGCCCTCTGCCGCCTCCCTCACATGCAACATATTCGGGGTACTTAAACAACGCTTAATGATCTTGTTGGTATCTTCTGTCTTTTTCATATCGTATGGGGTTTGTTACTGGATATTATTGCCGAAGGGGCCCTCGTTGATGTCCTTCAGGTTCGCCGATACGAGCACCTTGTCTCCGCCTGCCACCGGCGGCTTGTTCTCTTCCTTACGCCAGTCGTTCACTGTGTAGATGCCTGCTGCGATGGTGTTCGCCTGATACTTCACCCTGCTGTCGAGGTCGCAGGCGTACAGACCTCTGCGGTCGAACTGGAACTTTCGTTTGCAGCACAGCGACGGAGCGACGAGCTTTCGCAGCATCTCGTTTTCTATGTTGCGCAGCAGCGGGTTGAGCGTGTTGGAGAGGAACGCCACGTTCGCCATCTCGGCACTCTTGTAGTTGTTGCTGGTGTCGTCGAACACGAAAGACGGGTGCACGCCGAAGAAGCGACAAATGTCTCGTATCGTAAATTTGCGGCTCTCTAAAAACTGCATATCCGTTGACGAGAGTGAAATCTGTTTGAAGTCCACCTGTCCCGGGAGACTCACGATGCGCTCTCCGCCCTGGAATTTGTTGTCAATGCTTTCGGCTGTGTTCTCCAGCTGTACATCCTGGTACTCTCCGAAGCCCGTCACCGACTTGTCGTTTGTCACAAGTCCTCTCACGTTGCCGCCGTTGGCGAAGCGTTTCAGCGTCTCACGGTCGCCCGTAAGCGCTATGTCGAGAGTCTGACGTGCGTATTGCAGCACGCTGATGCCAGTCTTTCCGTCTGCGCTGTGTCCTTTGATGTGTATGATGTCCTGCTCTCTGTAGCAGCCGTACACACCATTAATCATGTCGGTGACGTTGTATGTGTCGCGCAGGACATCGTGCGACACCGTGCCGCGTCCGCAGAGTACGAGTCGGTCTATCTCGAGCGTCGCCGTGTTGTATACTGGCACGATGTAGGCGTTGCCATCAAGCAGCACGTGCTCTACGGTCTCCTTCCAGAAGTCGAACGCTGATTTTGTGAAGTCGGGCTGCACGTCAAGCAGGTAGTGGAGGCGGCTTGTCCTGTCCTCTACGAAGATGCCGTCCTTCAGTCTCATGTATAGAAGCGGAAGGTTGGCTACGCTCTCGCTGAGCAGCTTCACGCATCGGTACACTGTTGCAACGGACATGGCTGTAGCTCCCGATCCGTAGTAGCCGAAGAAGCCTGTGTAGTCTCCGGCGATGGTCGTTTTGCTTTCGGATCCTTCCTTCTTGCCCGATTCTCCTCTAAAAAAATTCGTTATGTTTTGCCAAAATCCCATGTATGTGTGCCTTTTTATCCTCAAAGATACAGCTACTATAGTAGCTTTTAAAATGACAAATGGCGCATTTGGGTGCATTTTGGTACATTGTGGCGCAATTATTAGTTTGTTAAGTTTTGTTTACAATCGTAAACATATAGAAAGTAGCATAGAATTTCAGTTCTTTCCAATATTTAAAGAACTGGAAAGCTTTATAGCGAGTGCCTATGATACAAAAAGCCCTCGATGCGTCACGCACCGAGGACTCCAATAAGCTCTTTATAATAATGAATGCTGCGAATTAGAAACTTGCAGCGGTCATGGTGCCGCATGGTCGGGCGGCGGTGTTGAATTTATTAAACAGTGACCATTTCAATATCCTTGGCAAGTCATAGTATAATAGTCAAAATAAAATTAGCGACACGTTAGGTATTATGTTCTTTTGTTATTTATGAACACAGATGCTATGCTTGCGATGCCTGCCAGACCGAAGATACCTGCAAACCACGCTCGGTCAAGATATAGAGCATACGCTGCCAAGCCCATTGTCGCAACAATAGCAAAAAAGGCAAAAAACATGCCCCACCAATTCATATTGCCAACCTTGTGTTCGTTGTAGCTGAGTATCTTCAGTTTCTTTTCATCTTGTTTATGACGGTGAAGCTGCTCACGCTCAGACGACTTTATAAGGAAGTCAACAATTTTGGGGTCGATATTTTTATACTCTGCCAACTCTTGAGGAGCAGGCAGTATATTGTCATCGACAGAAACAGTTTGCTCAATATGGTTGCCCACTGCGTCACCGTTAGAGATGTTTGTACCCTTAATTGAATAGGATTGTTTAGCCATTGTTCAAAACTAAATTATTAAACGCCGTGCGTACGTCACGAGCAACATTGTCACGATCTTTTCTGAGGTTCTCAATATCTGTGTGACGATTTGATGGTTTGCAGAACATCTCACGCTTTAGTGCCTCAATCTCAAATGAGTTCTCTTCGTATTTGCCAGAAGAGGCATGGCGCAAAACGGTAAAACCATTTTTTATAAAATGGGCGATATTGTTGATAATGCACATAGTTTTGCCTCCTTGTTTGTTGTTTTATTGTTTCTTTCTTATTTTTTTTGCAAAGTAAGCGATTTTTTTTGAGATAATCATTAATAGTTGTATGAAAAAACTATACTAAAGATGAAATAATTTTGCAAAAGCCTCGATGCGTCACGCACCGAGACTTAAAGCGCGATAAAACTATTGCTATAATGCCAAGCTCATAGCGTTTAGTTTTGTTGACATATCGTTGAGGGCAAAGCGTAAGGTCTTTAGCTCTTCGTCTGTAAACTGAGACGGTTTGCCATTGACGATGTTGCCGTTGAGTTTGTGAGCGAGCCATGAGCGCGACTTCTTGAAGTAGGTCTTGGCTATGTATGCCATTGAGACCATATCGGTAATCTCGCCAAGGCGTTCAGCCATGCGCTGCTCATGCACGTCATTAGCTGTGGTCTTAATGAGAGACTCCAGAGCTTCAGTGAAGGCCTGCTCGTTCTCACTTCTTAGAGCGTTCATTTCAGCGTCCACGGCTGCACGCTCCTCGTCGGTCGTTGCCAAACGTTTGCGCTCGGCAAGAGCCTTAATCTTAGTCTTGTAATCTGTCATAATGTATATTGTTTGAAATAATCCTCAAAAACTCCCCCTCCCATTTAAGGGAGAGGAGTCTTTTCAGTCATTTTTGATGTCGTCTTCAAGTTGCTCGATTTCTTTCTGTGCTATCTTTTTAAAAGTACTGGGGAACTTTTTCCAATACTCAAGATAGAAAAGCAAATCGTCTTCTTTGTCCTTTAGTTCCTTCGATTTTTTTAATTTCTTCATAGGCGATAAGTTTTTTATCACAATGCAAAGGTAATAAACTTTTGTTGATTACGCAAGAAAAACGCCAATTGTTTTCAACAAAAGTTTAATAAAAACCGCCGACGCATCACGCGCCAGCGGCTCCGAAGCTAATCAACAAAAATGTAAACAACTGCTTATATACGTTATGACTCTCTTACAATAGTGGCTTTGTCTTGTCTATCACTACAAGTGCCGTATTAACCATTGTGCCAGCCTCCTTGAACGACTTGTCCGGGAGTTTACACATATAGCCTCCGTAGTGTGCGACGGCGTCGCGCAGTATTTTGTACGGACCGTCAGTACGCCACATCACAGCCTGAGAAGCGATAGCTACGACCTTGCGGTTTGCCATTGAGATCGCCTTGAGGATGTGCAAAGCGTCTTGTCGCTTACAAAACGGCGGGTTCATCACTATAACATCGTACGATGCCGACGACGTGAATTTTAGAAAGTCCTCTCCGACGACGTTGAAGCCTCGCTCCTCAAGTATGGCTCGGTTTTTAGGATCGAGTTCGATGCAGTCGGGCGATGGCATAAACTGCGCAATATTGCCTTGTCCTGCAGAAGGCTCAAGCGTGCTCTCTCCTTGACGTATATCCGCTATCTCCACAATCTCGTGAGCGAGAGACTCGGGGGTAGGAAAGAACTGAAGTGCTTGTCGCTTCGGAATGTATTCTCCAGAGTCGGCGATGGATGTAATGAGGTCGCCTACATCCTCCTTGAATACAAAAGTCTTCTTCGCACTCGACCACTTGCCGCCGATACTCTTCAGTACCTTGGCTACACGTTCGTATAGCTTGCGTTCTAACTGCCCGGGCAGGCGTAAAAGACTGCCGTCAAACTCGGAGGTTTTCAATACCTCTACAACTGAATTGTCTATCTTCATACGTTATGATATTATTGGATTTTAAGAAGTCGTGAGTATGCACTACGTGCATCATCAATCATTTTCAAAGTGTCGCTGTCCGGCGGCAAGTTGCCAAGCATGTCTGCTATCTTGCCGAGTTTTTCCGATAGTTTTCTCATGTGTACCCGCTGTTCCTTTCTTTCCTGTTTGATTACGGAGATTATACCTTCGCACGATAGGAAGTCCTCCTTCTTGCCCTTATAGGCGAGAATCATCGTAGCGATAGATGTTAGGAGAGACACCAGCCATTCTTGGATGAATAGTGCAGGGAGAGTGAAGCGTATCTTCTTCAGCACGGCAATATCTACTTTGTTTTGAAAACCGAGCACTACCTCATCAGCAGTGTCGGGTATCGCATCGAGTAGTAGGCGTGACACTACTGCCATAAGATATTGCCTTGACACGCCCTCTTTGGGACGTAAGGCGCAGACGTGTTTCGACAGAATTGCCGTGCCTTCTGTGTTTACGGCCATTTTCCCTATTGTACCAACTACCGATACAAGTATATCTCCTTTTTCTGTGAGCGTTGGCAGGTTGAGCTTCTCGTAGCACCATCGAGAAGGCACGAAGCGTCCTTGTATCAGGTCTGAAGCTCCGACCACAACAGGCAGTCCGTGTTTTTTCTCGTTGGTTTTCTTCTTGTCTACATTCTTACCTTGTAGCACCTTACAGATGTCCGCGAGTGCTACGACGTTATCTATATTTTCATCCATAATTTGCATGTATTAAAACAACTGCTTATATACGTATCTCTCCTAAAAATGTTATCTGCTCAGTGTTCTGAACACCTTGTTGACGACGTTGCGCTTTTGCGTTTCATCGGGGTGCACATACATATTGAGCGTTGTCGCTATGTCGGCGTGTCCTAACAGCACACTTACGGTCTTGTAGTCGCACTTGCTCTCGATGCAGCGGGTCGCGAACGTGTGACGCAGGTCATGGTATCTGATATGCGGCATACCGAGTTTCTCCATGAGCCTGTAGAAAAAGTTGCGGTAATTCCGTGGTTCCGTAGGCTTCTCGGCGTTGGTTAGAACATAGAAATTCTCGTTGACGACCTTCTTTAAGGGCTTCACCATAGACATCAGCTCTTTGCATATAGGGACGTCACGGCGGGCGTTTGTGGTTTTAGGTTCGCTTAAAACAATCTTGGTGAAGTTCTTCTCGCCATTCAGTACATATATACGCTCCACTGTGCGCCGTACACTTAAAACGCCGCGGTCGCAGTCAATATCCTCCCATTTCAGACCGCAAACTTCGCCGATACGCAATCCTGCCGTCAGACTGATGTATATGCCGAGGCTGTAGAACGTAAAGTGCTCTTTTATGTAATCAAGAATCTTCTTGTGTTCCAACACCGTCAATATGCTAATCTCAATCTTTTTTTTAGTGGAGGTAGGAAATACAGCCTTCCAATCGTGATATAGCATCCATCCTTTACTGGAGGCGAATTTCATAATCATTTTCAACACCACCAGACGATCTTTTATTGTATGCTTTGCCAATCCTGCCGTTACGCTATCTAATATATATTTTTGAACTATATCCTCTGTCAAATCATCGCATTCGCCAAGCGCTGGCAGTATGCTGTTTTTTATTGACAGCGTATATGAAGCTATCGTGGACTCCTTCACATAAGGTCGTTTGTATTCCATCCATATAGGTATTATATCTTTTACGAGCATCTTTCTTGAATCTTTAGTGTTCCACAATATGTTCTCCAGGTTTCGCCAGTACGACGTCGCTGAATGCGAGGGTGTCGTCATGCTGATTCAGAAGTATGTACCGAGCCTTGACGCTGCGCTCAAGCACGTCGCCATGATAAACGTAGCCCATAATGCCGCGGATGCTCAGGTTGAGCAACAGCAGCGGAACGGAGCGGTCGGAAAGCTCCCACACCGTTATCATGTGCCGTGAGGGGAAGTGTTCCCACGGCGCAACACGCCGACACTGCTCCCACCATGCGCTTATTATCAGTCCGCCGGTACCCGCCGTCGGCTCGTGTATGGTTCCTATTGTTGGCACGGCTATCTTCGCCACAAGCTCCGACACTTCCCATGGCGTGAAGTCCTGTTTCTGTTTCTTGCGCTGTGCAAACTCCTCTTCATACAGCTGGCGAAACCAGTCGTAGCTCATGTCGTGTCGGTTGACATCGAGCAGCTCTGCGTAGATTGCATCCATGCGGGTCTTGTCGCCCATAATGACATCCATGGCGACTTGAGGCAAGTCCATGATGTCTTCAATACCGAATATTCGGCAACATTCTTCTTTTGTCATAATTACGTTGTTTATTGTTGCATGTTTTCGTCGTTTTATCTTTCGTAAGTGTACATCAGTCCGAGCGTCATCAGCATGGTTATGGTACCGTCTATCTTGCGGTACTGCGACAGCTTCAGCGGCTTCTTGTTCTCCAGGTTGTCGGTGTCGAGCACGCAGTTTGAGAGGCAGAAGGTGTTTATGGGGTTGTCGTTGAGCACTATCTTCGGCGGATCATTCCACGCCAGCATCTCGAACGACTCCACCGGGAGGTTGAAGCTGCCGTATGTCTGACTGTATGGAGTGAGCACGTTACGGGCTCCTACCGACGAGAGGATGCTCGTCAAGTCCTGCGCCTTGTACTTGTCGTAGCCGATACGTATGATGTTAACCTTTTTGGATCGGCGCAGAATGTCTTCCGCTATCTGCGCCACGTCTATCTTTTGTCCCTTGCAGAACTGGAGGTGTCCTTGGGCGTGCCATGAGCGGTAGAGCTGCTCGTTGGGGTGTCCTTTCAGTGCGCCTTCCGGGAAGTAGTAGTCGGTATGGCAGTAGAACTTCTTCGACTCCGTTGAGTAGATCGTATAAGACACGGCACTGAAATCATCATGTATCGAGAGGTCGAACGCTACGGCGCAGTCGGGATGCCCTGCAACGTTGTCTATGTCGAACTTGCCGAGCAGGTCGTTAGCCTTCTCGTAGGTGAACCACGTCTTCTCGTCGCTCACGCAGAAGATGTTCAGCAGCTTTGTGCGGAAGGCAAGCATATTCTCCGCTGACAGCTGTGCGTTCTCGTACTCACGCTCGTAGTAGTCGGGCTGCACCGTTATGCCGAGATGAGGCTGCACCTTCGCCCATGTCGCAGGGTCGCTCTCGTCGTCGTCGACATCCGGCATGAAGATGGATGCAAACATAGTATCGTTCGTCTTCTCTCCTCGCAGCACCGCCATCACACCATCGAGCTCTCCCTTGAACGGCCCATCCACCACCTCGCTCGCTGTAGTGATCACTATCACGAGCGGTTCTCGACGAGGACCCATTGAGGTTGTAAGCACGTTCTTCAGGTCTGCACCGTTCTTGCCTGCCGTGTTGCGTGCCTGCGCATACTCGTCCATGATTACGAGCGAGGCGTACAGGCCGTCTTTCGTCTTGGCGTTGGCGGTGAGACACTGGATAAGGCTGTCGCGCCCACGATCGAGAAACGTTATCTTCTCGCGGTTCACTCGGAAGTGACGTCCGCCTGCATCGAGGTCAAACATTATGGCTCGTATCTCGTCGAAGCATATCTTCGCCTGGTCGTAGCTATTGGCTCCTACGTAAGCCTGTGCGTTGTTGTCGCCGAAGAGCATGTCGTAAACGGCGAGAGCTGCGCTGGAGGTTGTCTTTGAGAACTTGCGGGGCACGAAGAGATAGACGGAGCGTATCAGTCGCCGTCCGTCTGGCTTTACGAAGCCGAAGATGTTGGCGAACTGGAAAGCCTGCACCGGCGTCAGCTTGTAGCGTGTGCGCCCGTTGATGCCGCTGAAGCGCAGTGCCTGGTAGAATCGAAAGAAGTGCTTTACACGCTTCGGACTCCATTCGTAGCGGTCGAGCATATGGAAGAAGCGTTTCACTGCCAGCAGCTCGTAGAGGTTGTGTCGTTCCGGGTTGTCTATCACGCCGTACACGTAGTCGCCGATGCGCCGGTCTGTCTCGACAAGCGCACAGCGATAGCGGGTAGGGTAGGCATCCTTGTCTCTCTGCAGCCATGCCGCCGTGTCTGCTTTCAGACTCCGTAGCCTTACTTTCTCCTCTTCCGTCATTCGTCTCCCTCCTTCATAGCCTTCATGAACTCGTCGAGCGTGTCGTCTTCAGTCCTGCGTTCCTTGCCGTCGTTGTTCATGCCTAAAGCACGGAGGGCACGCTGCGCCAGGCTCGCCACGTCGAGATACAGCTTCTCTTTCGGGTTTACCGTGTGCCGCTCGTTACCCTCTCGGCTGTACTCTACGTTCACGGAGCTGTAACCATCCCGGAGCATTTCTTCATTGAGCACTTCCGCTCTGACAAGCAGCTGCGCCGTCAGCTCTACCTGGTATGTCAGCTCAGCGGTGTACTTGCCCTGGCTCTTCAGCAGCTTTATGATGTAGTCCTTCTTGTTCTTCACCCTGCGCTCTATGCGTCTTCGCTCCTTTTCGTCTGCGGGATTGGGTAGGATAGGCTCTGCCGATGGCGCAAAGTCTTTCTGCGCCTTGTCGCTGTAGCCTCGTTTCTTGCCCTTGGTCTTCAGGTAGAATATTATCGCCGTGGTGTCGTTGGCGTTGATGAGCTGCATCAGTTTGCTCTCCACGAAGTCCGTCTGCGTCTCGGCTATCTCGTCCACCTTCTCCTTGAATCCGGGGTCGCTGTTGTACCATCGGTAGTAGGTGCTGCGGCTTATGCCGACAGCCTCGCAGGCGACGGCTATAATGCCGTATCCTTGCATCAGGGATTCCAAGAACTTTTGCTTTTTGTCTTCCATGCGTTTTTTATAGTGTGCCAAATGTCCTGTTTTAGGTCTTCAGCCCCCACGGCTCGAAATTTTTCTTGCGCGTGGAAAAAGGGCCGGGCGAGGTTTAGAAGGGGTGCACCCCCTTTTAAAAAACACCCCCCCGGGGCTACTGTCCCATGAATCTGTCCTTGAAGCGGAGAAGGTGGGCCTCCGCTCTTTCCTTCGCCTGCTTCTTTCCGCATCTTCCCATCTCCGTGTGCGTCTTCACGTGACACTCATGGCAGAGTGCCCGCAGGTTGTGAGGGTCGAACATCAGCTGCTCCTTCTCCCTCAACGTGAGACCTTCTTCCACCGGGCGTATGTGATGCACCTCGGTAGCTGGAGCGAGCCTGCCTTCTTCCCTGCACCTCTCGCACAGCGGAAAGGCCGTCAGCTTTGCGCGTCTCAGCCTTACCCATTGTGCGGTGTGTATGAGTCTTCTGTAGTCCTTGTCCTTTGCCATTCTTTGGTAGGTTTAAAGATGATCGTCACGAGTAGAGACTGCGCCAGCACCTCAGTATCTGCCTTCCAGTGGTCACCGGCCTGCCGTTGGCTTGCCTTCTGCGGAAGGTTATCAGTCCTTTGGCTGCGTAGCGCTTGATAGTATGACGGTCCACATGCAGGGCTGCAGCTGCTTTGCTTACGGTGTAGAGGCCGTCAAGCTCTACATCTGGGCGAGTCGTTATCATATCCTTGTGTGTTTATACTTTAACCGGGAACCCGGCATACACCCATGCCAGCAGGCATGCGTCTCTCTGATCCTGGTTCATTCTTGGCAGGCGGTTCGTCACGCCTACCGACTTCTGAAGCTCAGCCTGCGTTATCTTTCCGTCCTTGCCTTTCCATACCTTGCGCATAGGCTTCGCTACCGTGCACGGTATGTCGAGATGGCTGCACATTTCCTCGATGAGGATGCCCGTCTGGTGGTTCATTCCCGTGCGTCTTCCGAGCTCGGCGGCTTTCTGCATCGTCATATAGCCGCCTCCGAGATGCCAGTTAGATCTGACAAGCCAGCCTCCCTCCAGCACCACGAGCACTTTGCCGGGGTTCATGTCTCGCGTCATGGTGAGATAGTCGATGAGGTTAGGAAAGGAGAACTTCATGGGCGTCACGCTTCTGCTTGTGCGGTAGACCACGCCTACGCCGCTCTCGTCTACGTCGGGGTCGATGCCGATAATTATATCCGGCTTGAACTGGTGGGGTATCTGTATCGCTTCTAACATGCCGCCTCCTTCTCTTCCTCGGTTCTCGTGTCGCGGTCGGGGTTCATCTCCAGGGCGTATGTCGCCGCACGGTTATACATGTCGTGATTGTCGAACTTGTTCTGCAGCACCTTCACCGCAAGCTCCCACTCTCTGTTGCCGTTGAGCTGCACCACGGGGTCGCCTGCCTGCTTGAACAGCTCTGCACATGCCGTCTCCCATGTCTGACGCACGGCGTTGAAGTCGCTGCGTCCGAAGGTTGCACGTATCGGCGTACCGCATTGCTCACGGAACTGATCCATTGCCTGGTCGTGCATATAGCAGCAGATCTCTATCACCGTCATAGCCGTGAGCATGTGAGCCTTCAGCCGATGATCGTCGACGTTCAGCCTCAACAGTTCTGCGTCTACTGAGAAGAAGAGCTTCTGTATGTGCGGCCTCATCTCGTCGTACACGGCGTCCGTGGTGTCGAGCCACAGTCCGTAGGTCTCGCCTGTCTGGTGCTTCACGTGCACGTTCCAGCGGTCGTATGCCGACAGGGCCTGCTTCACTCCCTTCTTCACTCCGTGACGCCAGTATTTCGTCTTGCTTAGCACGTCGTAGGCATCTACCATTGCTGACTGTGCGCAGTTGTATGCCGCTCCGCATATCACGAAGAAGAGCACCGAGCAGCGCGATATTCTTCTCTGCATCTCTTCCACCTGCTTTTCCGAGGCGAGCATCACACGATGGCCGACGGATCCTTGTATCAGCGTGTTCATAGGCTTCCGGCTTTAAGCCCCAGTTCCTTGGCGGTCTGGAGAAATGTTATCAACTTGTCTTCTGACACTCTCGATGTTGTGTCGCGGCACACCGTCTCGCTGCCTATCACGTTGAAGTAGACGCGGTCGTTGCCTGTGTCGAGGTAGTATGTTTTCTGTTCCATGTCGTTTTTACTTGGTTTGTGTTCTCTTGCTGTGTCCTGGCACGGAGGGCGCAGGGCGTGTTCTACGTATCTGCCGAGCTTTGCGCACCATGCTCCGTTGATGCAGCGTCTTGTGTGCTGGCAGGTCTTGCACTCGTCGTTCATTTCTGGTGCAGTAGCGGTTCCCATACGATGCCGAGTCTTTTGAGCGTGCCGTTACGCTCGTAGTTTTCGAGGGCTTTGCGGGCACTGCTTTGCGGGTCGCGGTTCACGAGCCGCACCATGCCCTCGATGCGCTCCTTCAGTTCCCGTTTCTTGTCGCCGCTGTCCTGTTGAGCCTCAGCGATGGCTTCCGTCATATCGCAGCCTGCGGACGCTGGCTTGTCGCAGCCCTGCTTTGTGCGCCGCAGGGCGTTGTCGTAGTTGCCTTCGAGCGTCTTCACGAAGTTCTCCTGCGTCATCAGCCAGTCGAAGGTTGCCACCCAGCTTCTCGGGTTCTCTCCGTTGGCATAGCTGCTTGCTATTATCTTGTCAACGGCGAGCCTCAGCACGGCTATGTCGTTGTCGTATTCGGCGAGCCTTGCTCTTACGAGGGCCTTGCGAGCGTCTGTCAGCAGCGTCACACGGCGCACCAGGCTGCCTGTCTTCTCAGCCTGCTCGTTCCAGTAGGTTTTCAGCGCCACGCACTCGGCGTCAATCTCCACCCGTCTTCTCTGTGCCTCCGCTTCCTCACTTCCGCCAGAACTCTCTCCCGTGGGGGTGGGGGTGGGCGAGAGGGCTGAAAAAGAAACGGCCGCTTGCGGACTTTCTTTTTCTTTTTCTTTCCCCCCTCTTTCTATAGAGGGGTTTGTTTTGTTTAGTTTTGTTTTGTTTAGTTTTGTTTTTATAGGTGAACATTCGTGCACGTTCGTGCTTTGCGGTGCACGTTCGTTCACATTCGTGCACGTTTGTGCTGTTTTACCACGTTCGTGCACGTTCGTGCTTTGCGGCACACGTTCGTGCACGTTTGTGCACGTTTGTGCTTTTCCTTCACGTTCGTGTTCCGCTGCGTTGTCTGCATCGTGTTCGTGTACGTTCGTGTACGTTTGTGCTTCTCGCTTCTTCTGCTCACGTTTCAGGGCCGTCTGCCTGTTGCGCTCGCACTTCGCCTCGTACTTGCCCTGTGCACGGTCTATGGCGTCGCGTATGAAGGCGAAAGCCATCTGCACCATCGGGTCAGCCTCAGCACTTATCTGCGCACCGTCTATCGCATAGGCGTATAGAGCGTCGAGAAGGTCGCCCTTCTGCTCCTGCGTCATCGTCTTGATTGCAGGGTATTGGGCGGTATATAGCATGAATCCTTCCATATCGTTGATGTTTTATTCGTAGAACAGAGTTTCAGAAAGCAACCATGCCGTCCGTCTCCCGACGTGGGGCATGGTGCGTCCGGCACAAAAGTAAAATGAAAAACACTCAAAACCTAACGAAAACCCGAGTGCCGGACTGCCTGAATTTTTTGGATTCTATTCTATTCAATTAATAACTTATTCCCGATTTAATAGGCGAAAGACTTCGCTCTCACTCTTGCTGGTGTAGCGGCGGCGTAACATGCCGGCACCGAGTTGTACAGCATCCAGTCGTCGAGGTCTTTGCGCTTGAAGTAGAGGAGCTTGCCGCCCTTGCTGCGGAAGTGGTTTATCTTGCGTGCCCTTACGAGCTCGTAGAGAAAGCCTATCTTTATGCCCATGTACTCGCTTGCCTCAGCCGTGTTATATACCGCTTTCGTGGCGAGGATGGTCGCCGTGCGTATTCTTTCGAGCTGCTCTATTATGTTGACGCTCTCGTTGTTCTCCAGGTTCTCCATATCTATTCCTCCTCTAAGTCTGTGAGTTCTGATATACTTCCCTCGTCTTTCCACTTCATATAGTAGTGGCAGAAGGCGAGTAGCGCTGCGAGGGCTGCAGCCTTGCTTCCGAAGATCACTGCGGCGTACATGCCGAAGGTCGTGTCAGTGCTTGGCACGACGATGAGTCCGATGATTATCACAGAAGCGAGTGCGAAGAGCACCCAGTATCTGTAGTTGCTTATTATTTGTTTCATATTGCGTTGTTTGTTTGGTTCGTTAATCTTCCGTATTGTCGATACTTGGTGTCATTTCGTCGGCGGTGATCATGGCGAGGAGGTATTCCTTCTCGTCTACGCAGAGCTTGTAGTCGTGCATTATGGATAGTTTTGCCGTTTTTCTTACCCCTGCGAGACTTATTGCTACCTCCTTTAGTTTGTAGTCGTTGTAGACGTTAGCTTTGTCGAGCAGCACCGGGATGCAGGCGTTTTTCGTTTCGCTCTGTTCTTTCGCCCACTTCTCGTTGTCATCCACCCACTTCTCGTAGTCTCTTACCTTCTTTACGAGCTGCGCGAAGATGTACATGTAGTTTCCTCGCTTCCAGTGCTCGCAGAACTCCTTCTTGTCGATGGCGTCTACGGTGTTGTATATCTGCTCTATCTCGTAGTATTCCTCAGGGGTCACTTGTAATCCCGTGAGTTCTTCAAATTCTTTCTGTTGCATGGTTGTATGTTTTTAGTCGTTTTTTAGTCGTTTTATTCTGTTTCTTTATTCGTCGGCTGCTTCCACCTTCAGCCCGAGGCGTCTTGCCGTTGCTTCGCGCTTCATGGATCGCCGTGTCTGCTCGTCGTAGCATATAGTGTTCACTTCGCCCTCTATCGCAAAATAGTTGCAGTCCTTTATCATCATGTACTTGTGTATCGAAGCTCTGCGTGTGATGTTGGTACGTATTCGGAGTTTTGTCTGCTGCTTTTCGCCGGATATGATGCGGAAGCGTTCCATCTTGCGCTGATGCCTCATGGTTTCCTCTGCCTTTTGTCTGCCTTGCACGTATTTGCGCCGTGTCATCCCTGGCTGCTGCCACGGCTTGAGTCCGGGCTTGTAGCCTGGCCACTCTTCGCGAGGCTTCACCTTTGTTTTCTGCCACATGATTTTGGCGCGCTCTGCATTCTCCATGTAGACGCCGAGCTCTCTGCATTTTCGGGAGGCTTCCTTGAGATTGGCCCGGCGCATACGGCTTAGGTATCTCTTGTCCTTCTTCAGTCCGTACCTCCTGGCTATCCTGTAGAGGGTTCTTTCGGCGATGTCGATGCGCTGCATAATCTCCGGGTTTGGCGTATTCGGGAAATGCTGCACTATCCACGCCTCCTCTTCTGATGTCGGCGTATGGTCTCTGCCGCTGCCTGTGCATACCGATGAACGGTCTTTCTTCCAGCCCAGGTTCTTTGCCAGTTTGCTGATGCCGTCGATGCTGACGCCGTAGCGGGCGGAGAGGTGTCTGTTTGCCGTTATGGGATACTCGTCTTTGAGTCTTTCCACCTCATGCGGCGTGAGGTCTCTGTAGTTTCGCATATTCCTTTGAGTTTAGATCGTCTTTACTAAAAGTGTGCGGTGGTTACGTTTTCCTTCGCTGCCATGCGTCCGCACCAGCATTCCGTTGTACGTTGTACGGCGACCGCCAAACTAGCCGGGCTACGTTCCGAGGCGTCTTTCGCGTATATTGTTCGTCTACCTGCAAGTTTCTGAACGTTCACGCCGTTAGGTTGCTATTCCGGGAGCTCCGTCCACCATGCCTTCTTGTCGTCAGGCACGTAGATGTTCTCCGGCACGCTTCTGTGTCCTACAGCCTTTATCCATTCCTTCGGTATCACGGCGTCGAACGGCTGGAAGCGCTTGCACGTCACTCCGACGTTCAGCAGCGGACGGTACTCGCCGTTGTACTTGTAGCATAAATACTTGTGCTGCTTCGCCTGCTTCGGGCCCTGGCACGCCACGGTGTAGCGGTTACCTCTGTGCATTGCTGCGAGGGCGTGCGCGAAGTCGTCGTGTCCGGGTTGCGGCTCCGTTGTGCCGTCGTGATCGTAGAAGTAGCACGGATGGATGTCACGGCGTAGGTAGTACCAGAGGTAGTCGAGGTCTTCGGCGTTCATGTTGAAGATGCTCTTGTACACTATCTCGCGCCAGACGTACTGTGCGCTCTGTGAGCTGCGCACGAGTTCTTCTATCACTGCGAAGAACTCCTTGCGGTCTAATTTCAGATTAATCATTCTCCGCCTCCTTTCCTTCGACATCGTCGGCACAGCCGATGGTTTTCTGTACAGGCTTCAGCCGGAGATTGCCTACAACGTCGCTCTTTCCATCGAACTCGAAGCTGTATGTTATGTCGCCCACGAACTCGCCCATCCTTACCGTCAGCTTGCGGCCTCTGCCTATGTGCTCGTTGATGTGCGAGACGTGAAGCTCGATGAAGGCGAGCAGATCTTCTTTCGTGATGTGCGGTGTGCGCTCGTCGTTGAACTCTACCAGCGTGTGCTTGAAGCCTGCGAGGAACTCGCCGAGCGCTTCCGTGCGGGAGTTTATCTTTCTCCAGAACGGAGTGTCGATGTAATATTGCTTTGTCATGTTATGCGTTGTTTTTAGTTCTTTCCTTCCTTTTTTTCACTTTCTTTCTGCTCCTCTTCTTTCAGTTTTCTGTCTATCTTCTCCAGGCATTCCTGGATGCCGCATCTTTCTCCCTTCTCCAGGGCCACTTCCGTGCACATCTGTATCAATCCCTGCGCGGTGCTGATGAGAGGCTCCCGCATTTCTTCCGGGTTGTTGAGAAGGACGTCGGTGAGGAGGTCGCTTGTCAGCCATACCATTGCCATGAGGGTTGTACCAAGTGTGATGTCCTTGTTGTCCGCGTACTTCGACATTGCCGCGTGTACGTCTGCGGCCATCTTTGCTGCGAGTGATGCTCTAATTTTGAGTTCTGCTGTCATTGTTGCGTTGTTTTTAGTTGTTAATACTATATGTTGCTGTTAAATGTTTCGCTACACGGTGCGTGTTGCTGTTACGACTCCTTCGGCGCGGCTCACTTTCGTTGTGAACTTCTTTCCCCACTGCATACCGAAGGTGGTGCAGATGCTACGCACGTAGCTCAAACGTCCGACGGGTACCGTCAGACTCTCGCCAAGGGCAAGCTCTGAGAACTGCCCGAGAAGCGACTTTTCGTGATGGTTTTCTTCCTTTTTCATTGCCTGTTTCATTTATTGTTTGTAACTTTATGGTGCAAAGATAATCAAACTTGATTTACATACATCACAAATGATTATTATATGTATTAAATTTAGTATTTATTAACCAAATAACGATTTATATAAATCATAAATGCTTATGAGTATTGAAAAAGTAGACATCGGGGAGAGTATTGAGCAGAAGCTTAACGAACTCGGTATATCCAAGTCGGAATTTGGAAGAAAGATAGGTATACCTCAGCAGAATGTTAATAGAATTTTGAGTAAATCAAGCATAGACACAGATAAACTTGTGGCCATTAGCGAGGCTTTGGATTTCAATTTTTTTGATTGCTTCCGCACAAAAGAAGAACAAGGCGCAGCAACAGCCGATAATGGAGGTGTGGCGGTAGCTGGCAATAGCACAGCTCATCATTTCACAACAAATTCTTCCGTCGAGACCGATGCCGTGCTTCAGGAGCGCATCAAGTCGCTCGAGGCTCTGCTCGCGGAGAAGGAACGCCTCATCAAGGTGTACGAGCGGATGGTGGAGAAGTAGGCTACGCCCTCAGGAAAAGCGAGAAGGCGAAACCTGCAAAGGTACAAATATATAATTGCAACAAAATGTTGTATATAATTACAACAAAAAATTGTATTTTTAATGTACTATTATGTATACATTGAGTTATTAAGAAATACTGAACAACTGAATAAGGATATGATCTACGCTATAGCTACATTTGCAGCGTTCCTCGCTGTAGTGGTTGCAATAATCATCTGGCTCAATACCAAGTCGGGCAAGAAGTGGCTTGCAAGCCTGTAGCACCATTTCGTTGACGTCAACAAAATGGTCTACAGGTGTAGGACCGAAACGCCTTTTGCGTGCAATTCCGTCCCCCGACAAGCGCAACTCATTGAATATCAACGGCAACAAAATAATGTACGACAACTTCGGATAATCAATCCTTATGTTTATACTTACAAAAAAGCCGCTGACAACAGTCAGCGGCTTTTTTGTTGCTCTTTTCAATGCCTAAATAGCTTTTCAGCTGCACTTGCCCTTACGCTCACAGTATCTCTCACACTGCGAGCAGATATCGTAGCCGAGCATAGCGCCGAGCATGAAGTCTTCTTCGGGCGTGAGCAGGTTGAGCGGTCGTGTCACAATCATGCGTATGGCGTTAAGGCACTCCTCTCTGCCGAAATACAGGTTCAGGCGGTCGTTGCCAACGGGCTGTATGACGTATTTTATGTTCTGGCTTTCCAGTCGGCGTATGGCAAAGTCCTCGTATTTCTTGTTGAACGTGAAGAGCACCATACGGCGCACTCCCTTCTTGTATTCGTAGATATGGTTCATCAGAACCTTCATGTCTACTGGTAAAATTGTGGATTGCTGCAT